CGCGCTGCGCTCTACGGCCTGGGCAACACCAACCAGCCCCAAGGCTTGAAGCTGGTCACCGGCATCAACACCGAGGACTTCGGCGCCGCTGCTCCGACTTATGTGGAGCTCGTCTCCATGGAGTCAAAGATCAACGCCGACAACGCCGATATCGGCGCTATGTCCTATCTCACCAACTCCACCATCTACGGCGGTTTCAAGACCACCGAGAAGGCCAGCAGCACCGCTCAGTTCGTCCTCGAGCCCGGCGGCACGGTGAACGGTTATGGAGTGGTTCGCTCCAACCAGATCGCCAGTGGCGATGTGTTCTTCGGAGTTTGGAACCAGATGCTGATGGGCATGTGGGGCGCTCTGGATCTGCAAGTCAACCCTTACGCGCTGGATACCTCCGGCGGCGTGCGAGTGACTGCACTGCAGGACGTTGACGTAGCTGTGCGCCATCCCGAGGCGTTCACCCGCGGCAACAACACCCTTTGATCTGAGACATAACGATGCTGATTGAGATCCTCCGCCAAACATCGATTAAAGGCATCCCCGCAAGGGTTGGTGAATTTATTGATGTATCTGATGCTGATGGCCGTTACCTAGTCGGTAACGGTAAGGCAAAGGAGGCGGAGACTCAACCAGTTGCATGTTTTATGCCTGAGGCGCGGAAGCCTCGCACCCGTAAACCCCAACCCCAGGAATAGGCCATGGCCGTCTTTCAACAAACGCTGGAAAAACTCCAGCACTTCCCGCTCCACCCTGTTGCATCTGAATCCGCCACTTTCACTGGCGCCACCACCAACATTGCCGACCTTACCGACTTTGATGGTGACATCCAGCTGATTCTGGATGCTGGCGCTGCTGCATCTTCCGGCACCATGACCGGCAAGATCCAGCACAGCGACACCACAACCGCTGGTGACTTCTCTGACGTGACTGGCGGCGGCTTCACTGCCGTTGCCCAGGCCGCAGCAAAACAAGTGCTGACGCTGAACCGCGACGCCCTTAAGCGTTACGTTCGTTTCGTTGGCACCATTGCCGCCAGTGGCACCACCATCTACTCCGTCAACGGCTACGGCCTGAAGAAGTACGGCTGATGGCATTAACCGAGGACCTAGATGTGTTCTTGGCAGACTTCGGCGTCAGCGTAACTGCTGGCGCCGTTTCTGGTGTTGGCATCTTGGATATGCCAGGGGAGCTGGTGGCTGATGGGATGATTATCACCACTGATTACAGCCTTAGGTGCGAGGCGTCAAAGTTTGGAACCTTGGCCTATGGCGCCAGTGTGACCGTCAACAGCGTGGCGTACACGGTGCGAGAAAACAGGCTGATTGACGATGGCGTGTTCTGTGTGATCACGCTACAGAAAACCTGATCCATAGCCTGTAGGGAGCTTACGGATTGAGATGACGCTTCCACGCATCGGCGGTTTCTCCGCTCCACCGACAGCCGATTACGCCGGACTGACCTACAGCGGCAGCAACGTGACAACCATTGTTTATCGGCAGGGCGGCAGCGGTGGTGGCGTGGTTGGCACGCTCAACATCACCTACGACGGCAGCAACAACGCAACCGCCATTTACTGGAGCTGAAGATGGCATACGTCTACAACCCCCTCTTAGGACTTGGCTTAGACAACACGGGAACGGGCGGCGGTGGCGGCACCCCTGGCGGCAGCGACACCCAGGTGCAGTTCAACGATAGTAGCGCCTTTGGTGGCGACGCAGGCTTGGTCTTCAACAAGACCACCAACAAGCTGACCGCTGGCGGCGACGTAGAACTGAACGATGGTGGCACCTACACCACCACGCTCCAGACCGTCACGGCTACAGCTGCCCGCACAATCAGTTTTCCGGATGCCACTGGCACCGTCGCATTAGTTGCAGGCTCTAATCAGCAGGTGATCTACAACAACGCCGGGGCACAGGCAGGCGGCAACCTTGGCTACAACGCCACCACAGGAGTCTTTGGCTACCTCAGCGGCACTGGCACGATTACCCAGGCCACCAACAAGGCAACAGGCGTAACACTCAACAGCCCCACCGGGCAGATCACGCTGAATGGTGCTGCGCTGGCTGCTGACACTACGGTTAGCTTCACGTTGACCAATAGCTCTATTACAGCAAACGATGTCCTGATCTTGAATCACATCAGTGCTGGTACTGCTGGATCTTATTTGCTGAACGCCCAAGCTGCCGCTGGTTCGGCCAGCATCAATGTCCGCAACATCACAGCGGGCTCTCTAAGTGAAGCGATTGTTATTTGCTTTGCTGTCATCAAAACCCCCTAACTGACATGGCACAATTCACGATTGAGATTCCAGATCAACTGCTTCCTGCTTTGGTGGTGGAGTTTGGCTTGGTTCAAGGCAGCACTACTGCCACCACGCCTGAAGAGTATTTTGAAGCCAGCATTGTTGAGACGGTGCGCCAACGCGCTGAGTCTTACAAGGTTGGTGCGTATTACGTCGGCCCCATCCCACCAACCTGGAACGCTGACGGGACACCTTATGTGGCACCAGTCGTAGACAACGACACTACTCCGCCGGTTGAGGAGGGCGTATGACGCTGATTGTGCGGCCTGGGTTCCAGTTCGACACTGACGCTTCGACTTACATCGAGGCTGTTGAAGGTCCCACTGGTGACAACCAGGCCCTAGAGACGGCCACCCGGTACGCCATCAATGATTTTGTCATTGGGTGCAAGCAGGATGGGATCTGGTCAGCCATTAAGGCGAGCTGCATCCTTAGTGGGGCTAGGACGTTGGCTGGCGCCTTGATTCCGCTTGCAGGTACAGCGCCAACCAATGTCGGCCCGTTTATTTCTGGTGATTACAACCGGAAGACAGGGCTGGTGGGAAATGGGACTGGCAAGTATCTCAATAGCAACCGCAATTGCAACGCTGATCCACAAAACAGTGTACACATTGCTGCTCATGTATCAACAGCACCTACGGTGAATAGTTATCCACAGTACATTAGCGCTGGCGGTAGCACTGGGGCATCAGGGGCTACGCACTTTAACGCTGATAGAGTTTCTAATGCAATTTATGTTAGGAACAGGAGCGACACAGGTCTATTACTGCCAGGTTCTAACAGTTTAGCAACTGGTTTAATAGGCACATCTCGCAACAACTCAAGTACTTTTCAGGCAAGAATTTCAGGCGCAACCGCTACCTATTCGGCTACTTCTCAAACGCCATTCAATGGTAACTACGGAATATACGCAGGAGAGTCAACAGGAACTTTTACATCCAACGCCCGCCTCGCCTTCTACAGCATCGGCGAATCCCTAGACCTCGCCCTACTTGACGCCCGCGTGTCAGCACTCATCACCGCATTTGGAGTAGCAATACCATGACCCACACCGAAACCTATAACACTACGAGGTGTCAGCCATGAGCCCGATTTATGTGCCGGGGAAGGTGGTGCTGCGCCAAGCTTGGCAGCCGATGGACACTGACGCTGCTGCCTACATCACAGCGGTGGAGACAGCAGACGGCCAGGGGCTGGAGGAGAAGACCAAGATCGCCATTGATAACTTTGTCCTGGGGTGCAAAGCTGATGGCTTCTGGACCGCGATCAAGGCGAGTTGCATCCTTAGTGGAGCGCGGACGCTGGCTGGGGCGCTGATTCCACTGGTGGGAACTGCGCCGACAAACAACGGCTTTATTGGTATTGGGACTGACTACGTTCGGAAGACGGGACTGAAAGGTAACGGCACAAAGAACTTGCTGAGCAACTATACATTGCTGGCGTCAAACTCGACAAATACACACTTATCAGTATTCCCGACAGAAGCGTTGACAAGTAGCAGCGAATTTGCAGGTGGCATAGCTTCAGCAACCAACGCAAACGGCCTTACTGGTGTTTTCGACGTTTTTTATAGCTGCTGGAACTCTAACAATTACTTGGGACCAGTGCCTTCTCTGAACAAGATTGTCGGTGTCTCCCGTAGTTCTGCGCCGTCGTTTGTTGCGCGTGCTGGTGGGTCCAGTTCAACTATCTCCCAAGCTGCAGTGTCCAGCCCCGTCAATACCGGAGTTCGTATTTTTACCAGGGATATTGGCGGGGTGGCTCAAAGTTACGGCACCTCTTCCCGCCTAGCCTTCTACAGCATCGGTGAATCCTTAGACCTTGCCTTGCTGGATACCCGCGTCACCACACTTATCAACGCCTTCGCGGCGGCTATCCCATGACTAACATCTTAGACACTGCCACTAATCACCCCTGGAGGATGGTGCCATGAGTTGGGTTATTACAGGTTCCGAGAAGAACCCCGTGGATCTTTACCGCAGCCAAGTCAGCCTCTTGCTTCACGGCGATGGCACAAACGGCAGCACCACAATTACGGACAGCAGCCCAACGCCTAAGACGGTGACGGCTGTTGGCAATGCTCAGATTAGTACAGCGCAAAGCAAGTTTGGCGGAGCCAGTATTGCGTTTGATGGAGTCA